AACAGCAAACCCCCTCTCTCCTCACTTCCCTCACTTCTACCATTCATAGCAGCAGGTGTTTTACTGATGAGATCACTCATCTCAAGCATTCTGGTTATTTCGTTTACAATTTGAAAATCTATCTGATTCTTAGGGAGTTGAGCAAAAAAATTTCTACCAGAAGCAAGTTTGTTTGGAGCCGACCAGAATTTAAAATTGGCTTTGTTCCAGATCTCTTCTATCTGTTTCTTAGCAAATTCATCATTATCAACTATCTCAGGGTCCATTGCTATCCCACCACTAGCAGATGTGGCGATCATAAAATCTACCTGAGATTCACGTTTATTATACGTCTCCTGAATAGACTGTAGTAACTCTGGAATACCTCCATTAATACCATTATATCTCCTGCAAGATCCAGGAAATATGTCAAGTCTACCGATCTGTATTTTTGATTTTTTATCTTCGATGACTAAGTTTCTGCTAATCTGAGGACATATTGTAGTAACATAGAGTATATCAACTGGTTCTGTTCTTGTAATTGGATCTAATGAAACATCAACTCCATTTGCTATCATCCATTGCTGGATATATGCTTCATCTTCAATATCAGGAACTTGTAACATATCTCCGTTAGAATTAAAAGCAAACTCAATCTTTTTCTTTTCTCTCTCAATATGCTTAAACTCTATTACTCTATATTGATCACCAAACTGTTCCGTTAAGCTGAAATGAGGAATTCCTTTAGTTTCATCCTGTTGCTCATACTCACTATTCTTACCTTCCCTCATTTTCAAATAAAAATCAATCTCGTCTGAATGAGCTTCGTAAGTTTCTTTAATCTGCTTAGGGGTGAGATATGCTACTTTCCAAGCTCTTTTTAAATCCCATGTATCATTACTTAACCAATGAGGGTCTAATATACAATGACCTCTCATTATGGGTCTGAAACCTATATTGCCAAGAGGATCGTACCTGTCGGATATATAGATCTCTTCTATGCCAATGTGAACAAGAAAATCTACTAACCACTGTTCATAGGATTGGTTCCAGTTCATCATCTCTTTATCACGCATCATCAGATCTGCCATAGCTCTTGTCAGATCTGAGTGCACACCGTCAAACGGTTCAAATCCTATATCATAGAAGTTCTTTAAAAACGCTCCGGCGATGGTCTCTACTTTCGGTTGTATGATATTACCCTGAAACGGATTACGTCCCTCTTTCTTCATCTTAGAGATAATATCTTCATCCCACTGACCATTGTTAAATCCAGTAAACATCTTCCAAGCCTTGGATTCACGCTCATGTTCTTTATAAGCATAATCTAAAGCTATCTCAAACTCAGTGGAAACATAGTCAACTATTTCAGCGGATTCTTTTACACCAAAGAATTTCTCACTACCATCTTCTTTAGGACGTTTATTTAAAAAAGGCAGGAAACTGGTTAGCATCTCTGGAAAGGGCATTATACTACAGCTTTCACTTTATTAACAAGCTCAAGTCTCTCATTTTTAGGTAACAGCTCCATCTCAACATTCATATTCTCGTGAATAGCTACCTTATAGTGAGACTTGCAATAAGAGCAATAAATATAAATATATTCTTCGTCAAATGAAAAAAGTAATCTACCACAATGATCAAATTCACCATGAGGTCTATCACCAGGGCATCTAACAGAAACAATTTCAGATTTACGCTCCATATTACTAATATGTGGAAAAAAAGTATAGAAGTCAAGAACTTTCTACATTAACAACCAACTTTTTTCATCTTTGACAGATTTGAATCCTGTAACACCTCTTTTATCAACGTATGAACTCATTACCATAGGTAACTCCATATGTGTTATTTTTCTTTTTAAGAATGAGGTTATCAACGTTAGAGCGTAGCATAGTCCGTATTCTCTCTCCTGTTCAACACGTTTATTGTCTATCTTCCATCCAGATAATTGCTCTATGGTCTTAACACACCCAGGATTAATGATAAGACGTTTCTGAAGTGTGAGAGTTATCAGGGCATCTATTCCACTCATCTCATCGTAGTTATAATTCTCTGTCAGTCTAACACCATATTTACTATACTTGATATCCAAACCATCAGCATTCTTACCAAACATCCTGTCGTTGCCAATGATCTTAGTTAATCCCTGATGCTGAAGTATATTCATAGCTACACTAACAACTGAATCACCTGACAGGAACTCATCATAGATATACAACCGCCTACCGTCCCATGCTGTGTATGCTACTGATACTGTCATATCCTTACCGTAGTATACAGCCCCGTATCGCTCTTCTCCTACGTAATGGAGGACTTTAACCGTTTGGGGGTCTAATACATCCAGTTTCTTTAGAACTGTCTCTTCAGGTGTTTTTTGTGCGAAACAGAGGACTAAAGCATCTGCTCTGTCGGGGGAGGATTTGAATTCTTTCTTGTACTCGGATTTGGGTTCTATCATTATCTTACCAGATGGAGATAAACGCCATCTTCTACTTGATAGTTCTTCTATAAGATGCTGATCTTCAGGTAAACCCATTATATTAATTATAGACTTGACGTTACCCCACATAATCGAAGCCTCATTCTGATACTCATTATTACCAGCCCCACCAAAGTTACATGGAATAACTTCTATATTATGAGATCTATCAGTTTTTAATATGTCAACTACACCGCCTCCGACACCACTATCATCAACTTTAATTCTGATTGTACGTTCATAACCAGTTGCTTTACGTATCTCTTCAACAGTATCTAATGCTAATTGTGCCGTTTCGACAACACTACTTTTTGCGAGTGTTTTTGCAGGATATACTTTGTAACCATGTCTCCAGTATAGAACCGTTAGATCATCACCAAAACGAGCTACGTCTAATCCTATCTCTATCTCACCGTTAGGTTGAACCTCTTCCCATCTATCTACTGCTGCGTGTACACTTGAGAGCTCGATAAAAGCGTCTGGAGAACCTTTTGGGAACTCACCATTAACCATCACTCTAAACAAGTCATGGTGACGGCCATACTTCTCTTCGTAGTATTGAATCTGATCTTTTTTAACAAATGGAGACTGTTCTGCATCAAATGTTAAAGTAACCCATCTCTTTTTTAACTTCGCATTATTGAACACATCATAAAAAGGACCGGATGTTCTTGTGGGGTTTCCGATCAACACAAACTTGTTATTTCTACCAGTTAGTGTTGAGTCGAACGCTTCAAATATCTCTTCTTTAACACCGCTGGCTTCATCCATGATAATTAACATATTATCAGCATGGGCGCCCTGAGCAGCATCAGCATCTTTCGCTGTCCTAAGTAAAGTGAAATGATTCTTAGGAGATTCCTTTAAATACATCGACTTTTCTGTTATCTCATATATCGGTTCAACTAATGATCGAGATAACCATAGAGAAAGTTCGGTCCAAAGAGCTGTTTTTAGGGTTCCATAAGTGGGTGCTGTACAAAGAACCTTCGGATTTTCAAAACAGTCCATGAACCATAGGACTGCGTGCACCACAAGGGCCGTCTTCCCTGGTCCTTTCCCCGACTTTATAGCAACACGATCATTGTTTTGTATCGCTAACAAACCTTCTTTCTGTTGATCAGAAAGAAACCACTTAGGATCATTCTTGAATACAATATCCTCTGAATGTGCTATTATATTCTGTTGATAATAAGCAATTGATTCTACAGTGAATAAATTACTGTAGAATATATTTTTTCGTTTTTTATTGTAATTCATGCGTTTAACTGTTTAAACTACTCGTCACTATCTTTCTTCATCTTCCAACTCGGTTTATAACTGTTAGGGAATATCCTATCCCAATCTTCTTCACTAATACTCTCAAATGTAACTGTTGGTTGAAAATTGAATCCTCCATTCATTAATTTTTTACCAGAAGATCTGCCTCCATACAGCCCCTTCTTTCCACTATCTCTACCACCTAATCCACCATAACCGCTTTGTATCTTAGCCATTTAATAACCCCCATTGATTTTTATTCTTTATTCTAAAAACAAAATCCACATTTAAAATAGTTACCCTCAAACTAAATTTGTGTCGTCTATTGTATTCTAACGGACACCAATCAACACCGAACAAAATAATGTATTGATATTTAATTCTATGATTCTGTGTTTCTATTTTAAATTGTATATCACCCATTTAACATATCCTCCTCGAAATCATCAAAGTTACCTTCGATAGCCTTAGAATCATCAATATAGAATCCCAGGTTGATATTAATAATCTCAGCAAGGTCCATGATATCCACATCCTCACCACAGTAACCAAACACGTAATCTGCTATCTCTTTAGCACAGTCCTTAATAAGCCCACTCTTAAACTCTCTCATATCCTACTCCTTAACGAAACCTCTCTCTTTGAGATACTTATACATCTCAATACACACATCAATAGAAACATAAGTATATTGCCCACCGGAATCTATTTGGAACCTGTTAAAATCTTTATGTTCACCAAAACCAGTTTTAAGATCATCAACAAAGACTATTTCATACTTAGGACACATATCTTTTTCATGCTTTAACTGATAGATTATATCATTTCCAAAACAGTCTTTCTCTCTCATGCTCTCCATCCTTTCACTTCTACTAAATAAGGACACTTGTACAGCTCATCTGGTGTAACAAGTTCCCCAAAGCTCGTCCTAATCTCATCAATCAATAGATTGTCGAGAACTAGACGAGAACATATTTTATCTTCCTTATTAGTATCTTTAGCCAGCTTGTTAATTATTGGTAGATTAGCAAGCAGCTCTTTGATATCATACCCAAACTCCTGTTTCCTATGCCAGTTAAGCATACGTTCTCTGAATATATTTCTCTTGATTTCAGTATCATAAACATGACAATACTTATTCACACGCTTAATACTGACAATACTCTTAGGTTTGAACGTAACTGGTACGGATATTTTAAAGTCCTCCTTATTCATAAAGTCCTTAGTCATCTCAACACGATAGAAATGACCGTCATTGAAAATATCCATCAACTGTCCACAATGTGACACTTTTGACTTAGTAAAAAACCGAACCAACCAACTCACGATATTCTTTTCAGCAGTGAAGAATATATCACCATCTTGAAGTACCGATTCATTTATTTTCATAAGATTTTAGGCGCAGGAAACCGCACGGGGCTTGCCCCGTGGTAGGTTACACAACTTCCTCCTTCTTAAACTCAACTATGTTAGGTGATTCCTTAGCCTGTTGTTTACGTCTTTCAAAAGCCTCTCTTGCTATTTTAGCAGGATCTTCACGTTCATCCACAATAATCTCACGTTTACCAAACATATCCATAGTCTCACCAATCTTAATCAATGCGTTAAGTCTCACATTACCAGCAGTAGCCTCATCCTCAACTAACCGCTTCAGCCAGGACAAGACATACAGCTTATCAACTATGAGTTGGTTATTGAGATCTTCACGTAGTTTGGTGATTAGTGTGAGAACTTTTGGATTGTCTAGGAGTGTTTTAGCTTGTTGCTTTCTTACCAGTGTCTCGTAATACTCTCTTGTACGTTCATCGTAGTCA